GGGAGAGGCAGCTTTCGAGCAGGCAGTGGTTGGTGGGGACGATGGGTTGATCGTCTTGCCGAGCACTAAATGCTACACCTCACAAGGTGGGAAGCTTGACTGTCCTATGTTACGCCAGATCGCCGAGGCTATGGGATTTAGTATAAAGTGCACCGTTAGGGAGTCGGGACAGAGTTTCTCTTTCCTGGCTCGAAGGTTCATGTTCGGCGGATGCGACAGCATCTGCCAACCGGACCGCACTATGTCTAAGGCCCATATAATCGGTCACCCGAACGTACCTCCAAAGCTCGCGAAAGCGAGGTTGGCTATGAAGTTGGTGTCGTTGCTCGGAAGCGACGCCAACACGCCTGTTGTCGGGGACAAACTGAGGTCGATGTTGAAAGACACCGGCTTTAGTGAGAAGGATGACTTCTCCAAGCTTAAGATGCCGGCTGAGCTATTAGCGAGCGATGGGTGGTGGGGCAAAATACTGGAGTCTGGACCGTGGCCAAACACGGCTCAGCCCTGGATGCTCGATGAGGTGACTCGCTTCTTGAAAAAGAACGGGACGCTTGTCGAGGCATCCAGCTCTAAGTAATTTGTCCCACCAAACTAACCGCGGTTAATCACCGTGGGGGGGGCTCGCAACCCCCTTGCGATGGGTCAAGTCTAGTTAAGGTCTTTGAACATATGCATGGTGCAAACCGTGCTTGCTTAGAAGGCCTGTAGTAGTGGTTGAGGGTGTTGCAGCGAACCTGAACAAATATGATGCAAATCGTAGATGATTAAGGCTCTATGCAACCCGTTAAGCCGCTAGTCTAGCTTGGAAGGTCTTTGAACACGTACATGGTGCAAACTGTGTCTGATTAGAAGGCCTATGTCTGTGGTTGAGGGCGTTGTGGCGGATCTAAGGTCCTACGCAACCCGTTAAACCGCGGCGTGAACTTGTCCACTCGAGATGGCCAACTCACGTGACACCCATCGCCCTCAGCGCCGGCAGGATGTCCTGCGACACCTAATTCCTCTAGTCCCTAGAGCATTCTTTCACAAAGATGAATACTTTAGAGAGTGTGATTAAAGGAAAGCGGCTTGGCTTGGGTGATACCCCGGCCGGGGCCGATTGGGTGCTGCAGGCTTTACATCCTTCAGCCGGACCATTTGCGTTGAGAGGCATACCAGACGAGGATGCTTTTCCGAGTGTTTGTATGGACTACGAGACGGTGGTAGCAATACCGCCGCCTGGTGGTGCAACGGGCACTTGGAATTGTATTCTTAACGTGTTGCCACACCCCCTCCAGCCAGCGAGCTTCATGACGACAGCCACTGGGGGGCAAACCGGTTATGGCGGGATAACAAATCCATGTTATCCAGCCATGGGCGGGGTGTACAGCACGATGACAGCGAACTTTGCGGCACAATGTACGGCTTACCGTATGTTGTACTGTGGAGCCACTGTCGATCTGGACGCTAGCGCTCTTACAAACGGTGGCTCAGTGGTCGCTGCGCAGATGCCCATCGCTAGGGTAATGCGCAACTACTCACTGTCATCAACCGCCGCCCCGTACTGTAATTCTCATATTTCGGATACGAACTATGATTTGAACTTTCCGGGGGTAAGCGTTAGCCAATTGCCGGGTGCGTTCATGGGGCTTAGCCGAGACGGCTGTTACATGCCAGTGAAAATAGATCCAACTTCCAACTGGGTCTCAACACTTGACGTGGAACTTGCTAACTTGTCAAACCCCGCGGGGGCCAGGACTGCGACGGAATTGGGAGCTGGGTTGCGCCAGCTCCTTCTGCCACTCGTAGCCCAGACCGCCGGAACCACCTTTCCATGGTACGGTAGTGCGTACTATGGGAACTCAGCTTTGTTCCAACCATGTCACGTCTCAAGCTCCACCGGGATTACGGTCCGCCTCGCCAAGATCGATACCACTCAATGCCCGGAGGTGACGGCCTATGTCTCCGTCACCGACGATGAAAGTGCCGACCCGGTGAC